TCCCAGCAAGACCGTGCCGAAGGGTTAGCGCGCGCGATGTCAGCAATCGGGTAAGGGGTATCTGATGCCAAGAGGGGGCCACAACCGAAAACCGTGGAAGGCGAAGATCATCCAAGGGACCTTCCGCAAGGATCGCAATCCTCCGCGCGAGCCGGCCCCGCCCCCGGTCCTCGCCGTCCCGAAGCCGCCGCTGGGCATGAGCCGCTGGGCGCGGAAGTTGTGGAAGAGCCTCGCCCCGGAGCTCGTGAGCCAGGAGCTCCTCAGCTCGCTGGACCTGGCCACGCTCGAGCTGCTCTGCGCGTCCTACGGGGATTGGAAAGAGGCCGAGCAGGCAGTCTTCCGGCCGGTGAACCCGCTCACCCGCAAGCGCGAGCATCGCACCTTAGAGCAGTATCTTTCTGGGCTGGACACGTGGATCAATTTCACTGAGCTGACCGCAGAGGTACAGGTCAGCCTGAGACGGAACAGCCAGACGGCGCCGGAACTCGCGCAGCGCAACCGGGCCTATGCTCTCTACAAGGCGTATCTCTCGGAGTTCGGACTTTCGCCGGCAAGCCGGAATCGCATCAGTCTGCCGGCACCGAGAGAGCCTGGACAGGATCCGATGGAGAAGCTGCTCGGTGGTACGTAAATGGCTGCTTATCGCTCTGCTCGGAGTCGTGGCTTTGGCTGAGACGTATGCCGCCGAGCGCTACATCAAGGATGTGCTCTCCGGGAAGCAGGCCGTCTGCAAATACACCCGCCTGGCCGTTGAGCGTCACCTGCGTGATCTGAAGCGGCAGAACACGAGAGACTTCCCGTTCTACTTCGACGCAGAACAGGCGAAGCGGGTAATCGACTTCAAACAGCAGCTCAAGCTGGTCGAGGGCGAGTTCGCCGGCGCGAGGATAAAGCTCGAGCCCTGGCTGCAATTCAAGGACTGGGTTCTGTTCGGCTGGCGCCGCCGCGAGGGCGGATACCGCCGTTTCACTAAGTCCTATATCAGCGTCGGCCGGAAGAACACGAAAACTACCGACGCCGCGGGCACCGCACTTTATGTGCTTTTCGCGGAGCTGCCCCGCGAGAGGGGTCCGCAAATCTACTGCGTCGGCCCTCAGAAGAAGCAGGGAAAGCTCGCCTGGAAGATCGCCGCCGAGATGGTCAAGGCACATCCAGCCCTCGCCCGCCGCGCGCGTTTTTTCAAAGAGAACACGAATGAGCCGGTGATGACCCTGACCACTGACGGTATGGCCGTGATGACCGTCTGGGGTCGGGATGCGGCAACACAGGACGGCTTCAGTGCCTCTATGGCCGTGGTCGATGAGGCCCACCTGTACCCGGGCCAGGAGGCCATGGAAGTCATTCAATCCGGACAGGGCAACCGCCCCCACCCCTTGCTCTACATCATCACCAGCGCCGGCTTCGACAAGGAATCCCCTTGCTACATCGAGGAGCATTCCCTGGCGGTGGAGATCCTGGAGCAGACGGCCGACCCGGTCCCGGAGAATTTCTTCGCCCTGATCTATACGCTGGACGAGGGCGATGACTTCAAGGACCAGTCCGTTTGGATTAAGGCGAATCCAAACCTCGGGATCACCCCGCGCCTGGACTATCTGAAAGACCGGATCACCGAAGCTCTGAGCGCTCCGACAAAGCGCAACGGGGTTCTGACGAAAAACTTCAACATCTGGACTCATGTAGAGACCCGCTGGATTGCGCCCGAAGCATGGACCGCCTGCGCCGGGCACGTGAACGAGGAAGAGCTCGAGGGCCAGCTCTGTTATGGCGGGATTGACCTGTCCATGACTCGGGATATTGCTGCCTGGGTATTGTGCTTTCTCCCGACCGAGGAGAGATCCAATCTCTACAAGTTCCTGTACCGCTTCTTCTTGCCGAAAGAAAACATCGAAGAACGCGAACGCGAGGACAGGCGACAGTATCGCTATTGGGCAGAGAAGGGCCTGCTCACCCTGACGCCTGGCCCCCAGGTGGACTACGGCATTATTAGCCAAGTGATGCAAGAAGACGCCAAGCGGTTCAAGCTCTCCCAGTTCGGCTACGACCCCTATCGTGCTGGCTGGCTAATTTCGGAACTCGAAAAGGACGGCAGCTCGCTGGAAGCCGTCATGTACCGGCAGACATACGAGGGCATGGCCGTGGCGACTGCCCTTTTTGAAAGGGCGATTATTGGGAAAACCATAGCCCACGGCGGGAACCCCATCATGAAGTGGATGGTCGCCTGCACAGAGGTGAAGAGCGATCGCCAGGGACTCACCATGCCCATGAAGCCGAGACGCGGCGCCCGCGGGAAGCGTATCGACGGGGTTGTGGCGAGCATCATCGCCCACGATCGGGCCGTCCGAAATCAGGGCAAAGCTGGCTCCGTTTACGATGAACGGGGGGTGCTGGCGGTATGAAGAAGCGCACCGGATTCCTGCATTCCCTGCGCAGCCGGTTTATCCACTGGCTGGACCCGGACACCGGGCTGCCGCGCTACAGCAACTACTACCCGACCGACTCCGGGGTGAACGTGAGCGCGGAGAGCGCGATGCGGGTGACAACCGTGTTCGCCTGCGTGCGCATCATCTCCTGGACGCTGGCCTCCCTGCCGCTGCCCCTGTACCGGAGGTTGGCGCCGCGGGGCAAGGAGCGGGCCACGGAGCACCCGCTGTACGCGCTGCTGCACGACCGGCCCAACCCCGAGCAGACCGCCTTTGAGTTCCGCGCGCTGCTGCAGACCCAGGCGCTGCTCTACGGGAACGGCTACGCCGAGATCGAGTTCGACCGCTTCGGCCTGCCGGTCGCCCTCTGGCCGGTGCCCTCCTGGCGCTGTCGGCCCCGGCGAGGGAAGACCCGCGAGCTGTTTTACGAGCTCACGCTCCCGGACGGGACGCAGAAAGCCCTGCAGGCTTACCAGGTATTCCACGTCAAGGGCCTGACCCTTGACGGAGACGAGGGCCTTTCGGTGATCGCCGCGCACCGCCAGGGCCTGGGGTTGACGCTGGCCGCCGAGGAGTTCGGTGCCCGCTTCTTCGGGCAGGGGGCGAACGTCGGCGGGGTGGTCACGCACCCCGGGAGACTGAGCCCGGAGGCCTACGAGCGTCTGAAGAAGAGCCTCGAGGAGAAGCACGAGGGCTTGGGCAAGAGCCACCGCATGCTGCTACTCGAGGAGGCGATGAAGTACGAGAAGGTTGGCATCCCCCCCAACGATGCTCAGTTCCTCGAAACCCGCCGCTTCCAGATCGCCGACACCGCCCGGATGTTCGGCGTGCCCTCGCACATGGTCAACGACACCGAGCGCACCACCAGCTGGGGGAGCGGCATCGAGGAGCAGGGGATCGGCTTCGTGGTCTACACCATGGGCCCCTGGTTCGTAAACTGGGAACAGCAGATCGCCCGCAAGCTGCTCATTAACGGGTCCGCGTTGGAATACTTCGCCGAGTTCTTAGTCGCCGGCCTGCTGCGCGGCAACATGGCGGCCCGCTACGCGGCCTACGCCATCGGCCGTCAGTGGGGTTGGTTGAGCGCGGATGATGTGCGCGACCTGGAGAACATGAACCCGTTGCCCAACGACCAGGGGGCGATCTACCTCAACCCGATGAACATGGTCGCCGCGGGGAGCATGCCGCGGCCGGCTCCGGATCAGCGGATGCGGGTCATCGCCAGCTTCCGCCGGGTGCTGGAGGACGCCGCCGTCCGGGTCCTGCGCCGGGAGGAAGCCGACATCATGCGCCAGGCCAAGAAGCTCGACCCGAAGGCCCTTGGCCCCTGGCTGGAGCGTTTCTACCAGGACCACCTGACCTACATCGAGCGGCAGCTGCAGCCCCCGGCGCAGGCCATGGTCGAGGCCGCGGAACTGGGGATCAACTTGAACCTGGCCAGTCTCGCCGCCTGGCATGCGAAGCGCAGCCTCGCGCAGCTGGAGGAAGCCCTGGCAGGCCGGGATCCGGCCGCCGCGCTGCAGGCGAGATTCGACGAATGGGAAGCCGGCCGCCCCGGGGAACTGGCTGCGGCAGTCGTACAGTACGCCCTGGAGGGGAGGATGCCTTCATGAAGAAAGAACTGGAACGCAGAGCATTCGAAGTCACCGGCCTGGAGATTCGGGCCGAGGGGGAAGGCCCCAAGAAGATCGTCGGCTATGCCGCAGTATTCGACTCCCTAAGTGAGCCCATGTGGGGCTTCCGGGAGAAAATCCAGAAGGGCGCCTTCGCCGCCTCCATCCCGAAGGACGACATCCGGGCCCTGTGGAACCATGACCCCAACTTCGTGCTTGGCCGCAACCGCGCCGGCACGCTGAAGCTGGAGGAGGACGAGAAGGGCCTGCGCATCGAGATCACCCCGCCGGGGGCCGAGTGGGCCCAGGGACTCATGGAGTCCATCCAGCGGGGCGATGTGTCGCAGATGTCCTTCGGCTTCTCCACGCAGAAGGAGGCCTGGGACGAGACCGACCCGGCCAACATCGTGCGCACCCTGGTACAGGTCAGGCTGTACGATGTTTCCCCTGTCACCTACCCGGCCTACACCGAAACGTCCGTGAACGTGCGGACGGCCGAGGAGATAGCGAAAGACCACGCCGCGGAGCGCCAGGCGGACGAGGCGGCGGAATCCGAAAAGCTCAAGGGAATCACTCAGGCGAGCGATGCCCGCGAGCGCGAAATCAAAACTGTTGAAAGGACAAGTGCATGATCAACATCATGGAACTTCGCCAGAGGGCGAAGAAGAAAGTCGACGAGGCGCGTGCCCTGAACGAGCTCCCGAAGAAGGAAAGTCGGGCAATGAACGAGGAGGAGCTCAAGCACTACAACGAGCTCATCGCCGAAGTCGACGGCATCAACGCCGAGATCCAGCGCGAAGAGCGCCTCCAGGCTCTGGAAATGGGCAGCCCCGCCCCCCGGGATCCGGGGCCGAACGAGTTCCGCGAGTTCGGCGACTTCCTGCAGGCGATTCGCTACAACCCCGGGGACGCGGCGCTGAAGAAGCGGGACGTGCCCCGCAGCTCCGAGAAGCGCGTGCTGACCATGGGCGTGGGCGGCGGCGGCGGGTTCCTGGTGCCCGAGCAGTTCTCGGCCATCATCCGCCAGATCGACCCGCAGGCCGTCGTCATCCGGCCGCGCGCGCTGGTGATCCCCGCCGGCGACCCGCCGGATGCGGCCATCACCATGCCGGCCCTCAACCAGAGCGGCGCGTTGGGGGTGTACTCCGGCGTGGTCGTGACCTGGATCGCCGAGGGTGGCCTGAAGCCGGAAACCGAGCCCTCTTTCCAGGAGATCAAGCTGGAGCCCCAGGAAGTGGCCGCGCATACCGTCGTGACCGACAAGCTGCTGCGCAACAGCGGCGCCGCCGGCCCCCTGGTTTCCGCGCTGCTCCGCAAGGCGATCAATGCCTCCGAGGACCAGGCCTTCTTGACCGGCGGAGGCGTGGGCATGCCCGCCGGCATCATCGGGCACCCGGCCACGATCCCCGTCGCCCGGACTGGCGCCGGCGCGATCATCTACGCGGACCTGGTGAACGTGTACGCCCGCGCGCTGTTCGGCGGGCCCATGGCCTGGATCGCCAGCCCGACGACCCTGCCGCAGCTCATGACCATGGTGACCCCGCTGGGCCAGCTCGTGTGGCAGCCGAATGCCCGCGAGGGAGCCCCCGGCACCATCTTCGGCTTCCCGGTCATCATCAACCAGCGCAACCCGGTGCTGGGCGCGCAGGGCGACCTCATGCTGGTGGACCTGAACTACTACCTGATCAAGGACGGTTCGGGCATCGGCATCGCGGCCTCGGAACACCCGCTGTTCACGCACAACCAGACGATCATCAAGGCCTTCTGGAACGTGGACGGCCAGCCGTGGCTGACCACGCCCCTCCTGCTGGAGGACGGCGTAACGACCTCCAGCCCCTTCGTGGTGCTGCTGTAGGAAGCGAAAGAATTGACGGGGGTCTTCGGGCCCCCGCCTGAAACGAAAGGAAAAAAAGATGAAGCTTTTGAGCGAAGTTCTGAAGGTCGACCAGGCGATCGTCCCGCAGGCGGTGGCGCCCGCCGCGATCGCCGTGAGCGGCCTGTTCCCCCTGGACATGCACCGCAAGGCGCTGGCGGTTTTCAACATGGTTTCGACCACCATGGACGGCGGGGATGTGCTGCAGATCGGGATCGTGGACGACACGCAGGTCACGCCTGCGGCCTCCGCTGCGCTGGCTGCTCTGAACGTGCTTGGCCTCACCCTGGCCTACGAGCTGGTGACCGCCAGCACCCGGGTCACCGCGCTGAGCATCGAAACCGCGGCCTCCGGAGATGGCGCGATCGTCGTCAACGGCACCACGTTCACCTGGTTGGCGGTCCCCGTTCTGGCGACCGACTGGAACACCGCGGCCCAGCTGGCTGCGGCGATCACCGGCGCCGGCCTGGGCCTGACGGCCGTGGACGTGGGCACCGTGGTGACCATCCGCTCGACGATCCCCGGCGCGGTGGCGATCACCGTGACCGAGACCGTGACCGCGATCATCGCGGCCGACGTGCTGACCCTGGAAGCCGTGGCCTACCTGGAGGTGGACGCCTCCCAGTGTGCGGCCGGAGCGACCGGGATCTACATCGTGTTCGACAATCCCGTGGCCAACACGGGCACCGTGACCGTGGCGGTGGACCTGCTGCGCGGCGATCCGCGCTATGCGCCCCCGGCCCAGGCCGTGGCGGCGAACTCGTAAGGACTACTGGCGGGGAGGGGAGTCTCTCCCCGCCTGATTTCAGGAGGACTGCCGTGGAGTTTATCGTAATTTCCGCGTTCACCGATGTTGACGGAACCCCGAAGCGCGTCGGGGATCGAATAGAGCTCAGCCCTCATCGGGCGGCAGCCCTCAAGCGGCAGCAGATCATCTGGGGGCCCGTGGGGCCCATCCCCCTGCCGGCGCCCCGGGCCATCATCATCGGACACCCCGGGCACGTGACTTCCCGCGAGGAGAACATCGACGGCCTAGCTTCGGCGCTGCTCCTGGCCGACGCCCTGAAGGCCACGATCAACGCGCACTATGCCGACGCCGCGGATCACACCACGGCCATCGACAACGTGAACACGCTGGTGAACCCGGACCCCTACGATATCCCCAGCCTGATCGCGCTGGTCAGCGAGATGATCACCAGCTACGTCGCGCACGACGACGACGCGGAGCTGGGCGCTGCCTGGGCCTATCATGCCGCGCAGGAAGCGGCGGACGCCTCCCTAACTTCCGTGGTGGCCCCGACCGACTTGCAGGAGTGCATCACGAAGCTGAATGACATCAAGGACAACTTCAACGACCACGATGCGGACGGCACCGCGCACGGCGTGGGCGGGAGCCACCAGGAGGTCACGCTGGACGCGGCCTACGGGGCGATCATCCGCGTGGATGCCCCTTTGGCTCTGCCCGGCGACGGGGTGGGCTGGAGCATCCTGGACAGCGGGACCGGGGTGGTGACTGGCGTATGGGCGACCGCAGGCCCGGAGTTCATCGACTTCGAGTTCTCCGCGGACCCGCAGAACGATGCCATCATCAGCTATCTGGTGGTGAGGTAGGAGGGAGCATGCTATTTCATGTTGTGAAACCCTTCCGTGACGTTGACGGGAAGTGGAAGGCGATCGGTCAGACCGTGGAGCTGGGCCCCGACCGGGCGTCGAAACTGCGCCGGTACGGAATGATCGGCGGGCAGGTGGTCCCCGAGAAGGCCATCGCCCCGCCCCCGGAGCGCCCGGCGGATCCGGAGGTCGAGAAGGCCGTAGCCCCGGGCCCGGAGGAAACCGCGGAGAAGAAACCCCGCGGTCGGCGCCGCCGGATCGTGACCGAGGAGTAGTCCATGAGCCGGTCCCTGCTGCTTGCCACTCCGCCGGCCATCGAGCCGGTGAGCCTCCTGGAGCTCAAGAGCCATCTGCGCATCGACTCCGGGACTCTGGCCGACAACCTGTCCCCGCTCCAGAGCATCCGCCCGGGGGCCCACGTCATGGCCCCAGCCTTCGGCCTGCTGGGCGAGGATGTGGCGGTCGCCGGCTACTCGGTGCTGGTGATCATGGAGGCGGGGACCTTTGTAGCCGGCAGGACGGCGACGGTGAAGCTGCAGGACAGCCTGGACGGGATTGCCTGGACGGATGTGGTGGGGGGGGCCTTCGCCGCGGTGACGGTCGCCAACGATGAGCAGACTTTCGAGCTGGCCTACACGGGGCTGAAAACGCACCTGCGAGCGGTGGCCACCGTGGAGGTCGGCGACTGCGAGTTCGGCGTGAGCATGATCCGAAGCGCCCCGACGAGCATCGAGGACACGCTGCTTTCCGCCCTGATCGTCGCCGCGCGGGACTACGCCGAGGGCTTCCAGGGCCGGGCCTACATCACCCAGACCTGGGAGCTGGCGCTGGACGAGTGGCCGGACATCATCCCGCTGCCCAAGCCGCCGCTGCAGTCGGTGGACAGCATCGAGTATTACGACACGGCCGGCGCGCTGAACCTCCTGGCGCCGGCCGACTACCAGGTGGACGTGCGGGGCTACCAGCCGCGGATCAGCCCGGTGTACGGCGGGACCTGGCCGTCCATCCAGCTGCAGCCCCTGGCCGGGATCGTGGTGACGTTCACCGCGGGCTACGGGGACCTGGCCTCCGATGTGCCGGACCGGATCCGCACGGCGATCGAAATGCTGGCCGGCCACCTGTACGAGCACCGCGAGGCCACGGACATCAAGGAAGTGCGGGAAGTCGCCTTCGCCGTGCATGCCCTGCTGGGGCTGGATCGGGTGTACGCATGAATGCTGGCCGGCTACGCCATCGCCTACTGATCCAGGAGCTCGTCCGGGATCCGGCGGTCGGGGGCGTCGACACCTACCAGACCCACGTCACGGTCTGGGGGGAAATGCGGCCGACCTCCGGGAGGGAGCTGGTCGCGGCCCAGGCGGAGAATGCGGAGATCTCCGCGCTTTTCACTATCCGTTACCTGCGGGGGATCCGCCCCACGATGCGCATCCTCTTCGAGGGGCGCACCTTCCAGATCGTCGCCCCGCCGATTGACTTTGAGGAACAGCACCGGGAGCTGCAGCTGGCCGTGAAGGAGGTCCTCTGATGGTCCCGGAGTTCGCGGTTGAATTGGACCTGAACACTCCCGAGATCGAGGCAGCCATCGACGCCTCGATGATCGAGACGTTGCACCGCGGAACCACGCTCATGCGAAATGACGCCTACAACCGCTGCCCGGTGGGGGATCCCCCGAAGCATTTGCGCGACAGCATCCGCAACGAGGTGGACGAGGAGAAGATGGTCGGGCAGGTGATCGTCGGCGCCAAGCTGGGAAAGTATGCCGGGGCGCATGCCTACCTGGTGGAGTTTGGGACCGCTCCCCACCTGATCCAGATCGGAGAGAAGAAGAAGACGCTGGCCGATCGGCGCAAGGGAATCCTCTTCGGGCGCAGCGTCCAGCATCCGGGGACCGCCGCGCAGCCGTTCATGCGGCCCGCCTATGATGAGAACGTGGGGCGGGTGAGCGACATCTACCGGCAGGCCTGGGACCGGAATGTCATGAGGGCAACCGAGACGCAGCGCATCCGATCTGTTCTCAAGGCGAGGGGTTAGTGAAGATCGAGCAGGGAGTAGAAACCGCCCTGAAGGCCGACGCCGGCATCCTCGCCCGGGTGGCCCAGAGAATCTTCTTCATGCAAGCGCCGGAGCAGGCTTCCTCCCCCTACCTGGTGCATCGGCCCGTCTCCGGGCCTCGGCTACGGGCGGGGAACGCGGTGCTCGCCTTCTTCCGGCCCCGCTGGGAAGTGGCCTGCTGGGCGGTGCGCGCGGATGATGCACAGGAGATCGCCCGCCTGGTGCGGGATCTATTTGACGGGTACGCCGGGACGCTGGGGGGCGTCGGCGGGGTCGTGGTGAAGTCCGCGGTCTACGAGGAGACGCGGATTTATCAGGACCCATCGAATCTGCTTTGGAATTGTCCGGTGGAGATATTTTTCTTCCACCGCGAAGACTAACGGGGAGGGTGAAATGTCACAGACCACGGTTCAGCGACAGAATGCAATCCGCTTCGGGAGCGCCAAGTTTGAGATCGGCGACAATCTCGGGGCGCTCACGGACATCGGGGCCTTGCGCAACGTCAAGGCGATCGAATCCTGGGACGAGCTCTTGGTAGAGAGCGGCAATGCCGGGGTGCTTCTGAAAAAGATCAAGAATCAGAAGCTCACCATCAGCGCCGACTACCTGGAGCCGGACATGACGGCGCTCAACATCATCCGCGGCGGCATCGATACTTATTCGACGGTCGCCGGGGTGCTGGTGAACAACGCCATCCAGACGGTCGTGAGCGGGGACTGGGAGTTCAACACCTTCATCCCGTTCATCTACGCCAACGCCACGGGGCTGTCGCCCAACATCGATTCGGTGACCGGCTCCACGGACGGGCTCCTGGTGGCCGAGACCGACTACTTCATCAGCCAGGATGCACAGGGGCGGTGGGGCATCTTCATCAAGGACAGCGTGACCGTGACCACCGAGGCGCAGAACATGGTGATCCAGATGGACTACACGCCGGCGGCCTCCAAGAAGCTGTCCTCGGGCGGGAAGTTCACCATCGACTCCAAGGTGATCCGGCTCACCAACACCAACGAGGCGGGCAACGAGATCCGCATCGTAGTCTACAACGCCTACAACTCCAAGGCGCTGGAGCTCAACTTCCCGGATGACAACGCGGACGACGTGATGGTCGTCCCGGTGTCCCTGATCGCAGAGGTGGACGCCACCCGCGCGGCCGGCGATCAGCTCTATGAGATCACCGACGAGCAGAGCACGACCTAACCGGGAGCCTGCATGAGCGAAAAGAACAACGGGCCGGCGGTGCTGGATTTGGATGCCGTCCGGCCCGAGAAGCGGATCGTGAAGCTGGCGGGAAAGGAGATCGATGTTACGGTGATCCCCTTCGAATGCATGCTGGACATCGTCGACAAGCTCGACACCTTCCAGGCCCTGGAGAAAAACGGGGCCGACGGGCCAGCGGTGAAAGGCGCCCTGGAGTTCCTCTACAAGACCACGGTTCGCATATGCCAGGTAGCGGACAAAAAGATCACCGAGGACTGGCTGCGCGAGCACGCGGACGTGGTGCAGATGGTGCAACTGATGAGCTTCGTGGTGGCGCCGCTGATGGAGAGGATCAGTGACTCAAAAAACCTGCTCGCGGTCGGGCTCGGGGAAAAGGGCCTGTAATCGATCTCGGCCGCTTGCTGGATGATCTGGGGCAGGTGTACGCCTGGGCGACCCCCGAGTGGACGCTACGGGCAGACTGGAGGCTGGTGCTCATGTACGCAGGATTCGCTTCGGAGGAGATGGCCGCCCGGGCCGCGATCCGTGATCACCGCTACGGCCTGAAGCGGCGCGATCGGATCTATCCGGACTCCCCGAGGCCCGAGGAGTTGAGCAAGCTGCGCCTCGGCAAGGTCAAGAGGAAGTAGATGGCAACCACCCTCGGCACGCTGCTGCTGCTCATTAAGGGCGACACCAAGGACCTCAAGAGCAAGCTCACCGAAGCGGACAAGAGCATCCTGTCCTTCGCGAAGAACATGACCCGGATGGGCAGCCAGTTGCGGTCCACGGGCAAGCAACTGACCGCGGAGCTCACCCTCCCCCTGGTCGGCCTGGCCGTGGCCGCGCTGAAGACTGCCGGCAGCCTGGAGGAGTTCAAGGCGCCGCTGGATGAGATGCGCGGGAGCCTGCGGGGGGCGATGGCCGGAATCCTGCGGGGCGCCCTGCCGGCCCTGCAGGGATTGGCGAAAGCCGTCTCCGGAATGGCTAAGTGGTTTACCGATCTTGGAGACGGAGCCAAGAAAACCGTGCTGGTGCTCGCTGGCATGGCGGCAGCGCTTGGCCCCGCCTTGGTGATCGCGGGCCGGCTGGTGACCACGATCGCGACCCTGCAGCGAGCCTTTGTCGCGGCCCGGATCGCCTCCCTGGCCTTCAACGCCACGATGCTATCCAACCCGATCATGCTCGTGGTGGCTGCAGTCGCCCTCCTGGCCGCAGGGCTGGTGATCCTCGTCCAGAAGCAGAGGGAAGTCAAAAAGGAGATGAGCGACATCCTGGCGCTATCGAAGGAGCAGGCGGAACTCGACCGCGCGGCTGGGCGCCGGGTACTCACCACCAAGATCGCGGAATACACAGATAAACTGGCGGCGGCGAACGCCGAGTTGGAGCGAGCCAAGAAGCTTGGTCAGTTCGAGGGAGGTGCGATCTCCCGGGCAAATCAGGAAATCAACCGGGTCAAAGCGGTATTGAATGAGTTGGGGGCGGCAGTTGCCAAGTACGACCAGGAAACGGGGAAGTTGTCGGCGACGCAGGGCGGACTCACCGAGAACCAGAAAATCTACCAGGAAGCGCTGGAGAAACTAAAGAGGGAGTTCGCGCAGATCGACCAGCAGGCCGCGATCTACGGGGAAGAGCTGGACGCACAGGCCGAGAAGAAACGGACCCTGAAGAGCGTGATCGATGACCTGATCTCTAAGGGATTCACGGCGCAGGGGACGGCAATCCAGGGCATCATCCGCCTATATGGCGAGCTCCTGCGAGTAGAGACGGAGCAGGTCGGGGCAACGGAATCGCAGATTGAAGCCCTTGGGAAGTTCGCGGCGAAGGTGGATCCGCTGGCGAAGGCAAGCGCCGCCCGCTCCGCATTCTATAAAGCGGAATGGAAGGACGAAGAGGCACTGGTCGAGGAGACGCAGACCCTCACCGATAAGCTACAGCAGTACGGGTCGATCGCCTCTTCGGTTTTTGGCGGCATCGCGGACATCGTGGCGCTTTCCTTTCAGAATCAGACCGCGGCCCTGCAGAACGAGGAAACCGCCCGCCGGACGGCAATCATGTCCAGCCTCTCGGATGAGACGACGAGGGCCAAGGCCCTGGAGGAGCTGGACACCGAGTTCGAGGGCCGGCGCAAGGAGCTCGCCCGCGAGCAGGCCCTGCGTAGCAGGAATGCCTCGGTCTTCCAATCCCTACTCGACACGGCCAACGCCGTAGTCTCTGCTCTGGCCACGGTGAAGCCGACTGTGCCGCTTGGCATCATCGCCGCGGCCCTGGTGGGAGGCATAGGGTTAGCCAAAACCGCACTGATCGCCGCTACTCCGCTGCCGGCGCTGGCCGAGGGCGGGAGCTTCATCGTTCCGCCGGGCTTCCCGAATGACAGCTTCCCGGTGCGCGTAGAGTCGGGGGAGGAAGTCAACGTGACCCCGGCGGACCAGGTAGGCCGCCAGGCCGCCCCCGCCTTCCCCCAGCGCATGAGCCTGCGCATCGGCAGCCGGGAGTTCGATGCCTTCGTGGAGGACGAGATCGCCAACGGGCGCATCGTCCTTCGGGGCCAGGGCCGGAGGTAGCAGGATGCGGATTTTATTTCACAACGAAATCGACCTGCACGCCCCGGTGGACTTCAGCTCGGAGCGGGCCAACTTCTGGGCGACGAATGTCGCGATCCATCACCTGATCGTACCCTGGCGGACGCTGGTCCCGGATGCGCAGTACTACACGCTGGACGCCGGGGTGGGGCTGACGATCACCGCAGACTGCGCGGCGATCGGCGGGCACAACCTCACCGCCGGGGCCACGATCCATGTACAGGCGCACCCGACGAATGCCTGGGGCGCCCCAGACCTGGACGAGACCTTCACCTGGGACGGCGGAAACATGATGCTATTTTTCGCCTCGACCTCAAAGCGCTTCTGGCGCTTCTACTTCGACGACCCGGCCAACCCGGACGGCTACATCCACATCGGGCGGCTGGCCCTGGGCGTGTTCCTGCAAATGCCGGGCATCGAGCCGGGGGTGGAGCTGCCGGTGATCTCCACGGACCTGGCCTCCACCACGCCCGGCGGGCAGGTCTACATCGACCGCGGCATCCTTCTGAAGGACCCCGCCTTTAGCCTACCCATCGTTTCGCAGGCGGAGCGCGTGGCGATCAACGCGATGTTCGCCGAGATGGGCAACGGGAAGCCCTTCTTCCTCGCGGTCTGGGAGGACTCGCTCACGGTGGAGCCGGCTCTGTATTGTCGTGTGAACCAAGAGCGGCTGGAGTTCAAGAAGGCCGCGGAGGCGGGAGTGCTATTCGGGCTTGATATTGCATTCAGGGAAGTCACCTGATGGGGACGATTTACGTGCTTCGAAATAGGGTCAACGGGAAATGCTATGTCGGGCAGACGATCAACACCCTACGCCAGCGATTTGCCGAGCACGTCTATTCTGGAAATAAGAGGCACAGCCTTATTGGCCAGGCAATTCTGAAATATGGAAAGCCGGCCTTTGTGTCTTGTGAATATCACGTCCCCATGAATCTTCTCGATGACTTTGAGCGTGCGCTGATCAAGCGCCTCAATTCTATTGCCCCCGCTGGCTATAACATCGAGGGCGGCGGCGGCAAGAAATCTTCCCCAGAGACGTGTGCGAAAAGGACGATAGCCCTGCGGCTTTACTGGGAAAAACGGAGGTCGGCCTAATGGCAATGGGCGAAGTTCTGATAATGGGAAACGCGGTCGAGGAAGCCCGCATAGGGCACCAGGCCATTTCCCTCACCAACTACGACAACGCTCTGGAGCCGGCTATCGCGGCTGGGAGTTGTGTCGAGGTGGGCGGCGCTCTCTATCTGGCCGCCGGCAACGAGGCGATCACCGGCCTGGGGGCCATCGCCGGGCCTGCGGACGTGTACATAAAGCTGACCGTGGCCGGCGCCAGTGTCACCGCCAGCGGCACGGTCGTTGCCCCGACCTGGGATACCAGCAAGCAAGGATTTTACACGG